GGATTCCGTGGGGGATTCCGTGAGGGCTTCCGTGTGGGCTTCCGTGAGGGATTCCGTGGGGGATTCCGTGTGGGATTCCGTGTGGGATTCCGTGTGGGATTCCGTGGGGGATTCCGTGAGGGCTTCCGTGTGGGCTTCCGTGAGGGATTCCGTGGGGGATTCCCTAAAAGCGAATGCCCGCGATGAGCACTATCGCGCGGGTTATGGTTCACATGACGCCAACTGGTTGGGGTTTTATGAGTATTTCCTAAAAGTCCTCAAGATCGAGGCCGCTGAGAAACTTATCCCCCTTATGGATTTAGCTCAGCAGGGCGGTTGGTTTTATCCTTACAAAAATATCTGTGTCATCTCTGAACGGCCAACCGTCATTAACATGAAGACCAACGCTCGCGGCATTCAGGTCATTCATTGCGACGGCGCCCCGGCGGTAGCTTACTCGGACGGTTTCTCGGTCTATGCCCTGCATGGAATCCGGGTTCCGGAATGGGCAGCGACAACTCCAGTCGATAAGCTCACTAAAGAGCAGATTATGGGTGAGAAAAATACTGACATCCGGCGTGAACTCATCCGTAGAATCGGCCCCGACCGTCTACTCAAACTCTTGGACTACAAGGTTCTGGATGCCTTTGAGGGTTACGAGCTCATCGCCTTTGATATCGGAGATGGTCGGACTCGACCTTGGCTTAAGATGCAAAATCCTTCCATGGAACTAACTCACGTTGAGGGGGTTAGGCCTGAAATCAAGACCGTCAAAGAGGCGCTCTGCTTCCGAAACGGATTAACCACTTACGAAGCCCCATTGGCTCTGAGCTGAAAGGAACTCACATGTACGTCCAGCAAGGTGATTGTTTATTAAAGCATATCGATAAATCCCCAAAAGGGCTTAAGCCGGTCAAGGGAGACCTCATGTTCAAGGGGCAGAACCATCATCACCGTTTACGCGGCAAGTTCAAGATGGGTTTGCTTGATGGAAAAACTTACGTCATTTCGAATGGCGCTGAACTTTTTCACGAAGAGCACAAGACTATCAAGATTCCTATGGGCGCTTACCGTCTTGATCACGTTCAGGAATACGATCACTGGTTAGAAGAGTCGCGGCAGGTGATCGATTGAGTCTTGATGGGAGTAAGCCATGAATGATCAAATAGTTTTTGCAGTTACTGACATCATTTTGAAAACCACCCAGGAACTGAGCGTGATTCATCGCGAAGGCGGGTCTCCAAGTCAGGCGCTTGAACATGCGGTTCAGCGCGCCTCACAAATAGTGGATACCGTGGATAGGATGCGGGTGACTCCTGCGGAGAGCACACCAAAGGAGATTGGCTCCGATTGCCGCGGCTGCCAACGCAATTGGGCAATGGGGAAAAATGCTTTCTGCGAAAAGCATCCTTGGGTGCCCGTAAAGGACAAACCATGACCGCGAAAGAGGTTCAGGAAATACATGACCAGTGGGCAAACATGTGCATTTACAGCGCACTTGGCCTCGACTTCCTTATTTTTATGGGTTGGTTGGCTGGGAAAATGGCGTTGGCATTTGTTCAACCAACGCACTGATGTGAGAGGCATATGACCCTGAAACTAATATGGAAGCGAACGCTTCATTTTTTCATCGGCCACAAATACTCGGTCAGCTTTGCTGGATCTGAATACTGCAAAGGCTGCGACCTTCGGCGCAACGGACGATACGTTGGGTGGAAAGTAGTTACCTGAGATGTTGTCGCTTCAACATAGCAGTTACATGGCACATGGATGTTTCGTCCCGGGCAACACATCGGTTAAATAAAGTTAGGAGAGTAAAGAGATGAGATGGATTTTTTTATTTATGGGAATTGTCGGACCACTATCGGTCTGGCTCGATACTAAGATCGCAAAATACAACACCCCGCTAGACATTATTGGAGACGTTCTTTTTTCTGCGGGCGCTCTAATTCTGTTTGCGGCGAGATCGCAGGCGTAATGAGTACATTCTCGACCCTGATCCTCTGAATCACTTCAGGGGTGACGACGGGCCGAGGATCGGCGGCTGGCGCGTAGGCAAGGCGCATAACATGGGATGCTACCCATCCTGGCCAGCCGCTTTAAAATGAAAGTCTTGAGACGAGGAAACTATGATTGAGCACAGTACTTCAAAATTTCCAACCGAGGTCTATCGAGCGAAGGAATTTGAAACGGTATGCTCCGTAGTTAAGGGCGGGACCGACATGTTTGAAGTTCGGATTATCCTCGGAAGCGGCGACCATTCTACCTCGATTGGGATCCGCGAGGCAGATGCTCGCCTGCTTTGGCACTGCCTGGATCGAATGGCAGAAAAAGAAAAATGGGTCCATGAGTAACCGTCCTTCCCGGAGTCAATCAGAGGTTTGAATGAATCGACACGAAGAGTTTTTGAAAGCTTACGCCGATTACCCCTCGCAAGATAACGAGGGATATGTGCCTGACCGTGGCGGGTTCAAGGCCGGTTTTGGCGCGGCGTGGGAACGTCTGGCCGCCGAAGTCCAAACCCTCAAGCAGGACGTCTCGCATTGGAAGCATGAGGCGAGCGTGGCCAAAGAAGCCGCCAACGTCTTCCGCGAAGTATCGGCTGGATATAAGACCAAGCTGGAACAAACCATCGCCGACAAGAACAAGTTCGACGAGGAGACGCGAGCATATCTCGCCCGACTGGACGAAACCGAAGACAAGCTGGACTGTACTCGAAAGGCGCTGGAGAGCTTAACCAATGCGGCTCTCGCCGGTCTCACACCTCTGAAGAGTCAAGTTACTGCGGGATTCGATGCTCTCGCTAAGCTTGATGCTCCGGCATGGGTTGGACCCGATACGAGTGCGCTGCCATCAGTTTACGGAATGGGTGTCGTGAAAGCCGGTAATGCTGCGGTTCCTGCCTACGTGCCGGGAACCCATCCAAGATATTATAATCGCGAAGAGGCCGTAAGTTTTTTCATTGAAGGTGCTCAATGGTTGTCGGACAAATTGCACGCTGAAAAGACCTCAACTAAGGGTGATTAAATGACTTGGTATAAGAAGGGCGAAAAGCCCCTGAAAAAAGGCCATAAGGGCGTCACTTGGAAAGGTCCGGGTGACTGATGAGAATTCGATACAAGACTTGGTACTGGGGCAAGTTCGAAGTCGTGAAGGAAATGCCGACCGGGCAAGATGCCGGGGACTGGGAGATTTACGTCGAGGACAAACACGGCTGGCACCACTCGAAAGAAGCACGTTCTTGCAAGGAATCCAAGGTATGAACCAGTCTCAAATGGACATGCTCCGATATCGCCACGCTTCGCTGATGGCTAGCCCGAATAGCTCGAATGGACAGCGAGAGGATTCGACTGTCATTATTGGCCTGCTCGACATGATCAAGTTCTACCAGGATGAGCTGGACCGAGTGCGGTCCTGTGAAGAACGTGCTGGAGGTAAAGATGGCAAATGATTGGGCAGATGAAATGGCAGCAGGAGTAACTTGCTGTGCAGGTCCCATGTGTTGCGAACGCAAGATCGCCCAAGCCCTCCGCCAGGCTGAAGCCCGTGGGATGGAGAGGGCGGCGCAGGTGGTTGATAAAATGTGCGATGACATGCGCCGAACAGAGGCGGGAATACGATTCAGCCATCAGTTCCGCAACGCGAGTTCAGCAATACGCGATGCCGCGAAGGAGTCTCATCATGAGTAATTTTACACCGGGGCCATGGAAGTTTGTCATGCAGGGTGGGGGCAAGGGCCAAGGCGGAAATGACTACAGTATTCGCGTTGACTGCCCCCAGAGCGATGAGGGTGAGTGCGCAGTCGCCATGGTGAGGCGAAAAGGGCGAAATCAAATCGCCCGTGCCAACGCCAAATTGATTGCTGCCGCCCCCGCGATGTTCGCCGCCTTGGTTGAGGCTTCTGCCTTTTTGACTGACCCGCTTATCGCTGAAGTGGTCCGAGCTGCCATAGCCAAGGCAAAACTAGAAGAACATGCCGGAGAGGAACGCGATGGAAAGGCTTAAGTTCGACCGACTAGAGCCGGGGATGCAACCCGAAGGCCGGAGGGTTTTCAAGGTCGTTGCCGTCAAGAGCGGCATCATCCTTTTGACCGTCTTGTACGTGAACCGATCCGATCGCGAGATTTTGATAGAGACCCACGGGCATTTGAGCGTGTGTACGGCGGACCAATTTGATCACCGTGGGTACGAGATCGTAGAGCGAGTAACTGCTGAGGAGGAGTCAAAGCCATGAAGGGTTATATGAAATGGGCGAACGCGTGGCGCGATAAATACTCCTCTGTAGGCGATTTTGAGGAGACTGGGCAGCAAGAGCCCCGGGTCGCCGGGTTCATCTGTGCGCGCGAACGTGCCGCTGGTTTGATTGAAAGCTTCGACAATACAAAGGACCGGGCCCTTCCGCTCTTAATACGCGCAATAGGCGAGAGTAAAATTGATGCCGAAGGAATGACAGCTACAGATGAGTGAATTTATCACGCATTGGCTACGAAAACAGTTCGACGAAATCGCGGCTTGCGGGGCCAACGGAAAGAATCTTTTCTATTCATCATCCCCAACGGGCTGGTTAGTGGACTGCAAGCGTTGTCTGAAGCATTTTACTAACGCGGACTTGCCCAGCAAAGAGGTCAAGAAATGAGAAAGACGACTGTAACCTGCGACATTTGCGAGACTGAAATATGGCCCCCATGTGAGGCGCGTCTTTCGACATACGGGTGCGCCTGGACTTTTGATATCTGCAAAACCTGCTTCAGTGCCGGAAGGCCGACTTTCAAAAGAATCTGGCTTCGGATCACGGGCAAGTCTCAGCAGCTGCCTGACACGCATGCAAGCGAAGGAGAGAAGTGATGTGGAGTGAACGCGATTGGGACACCATGATTATCACGAGCGCTGTGCTCATTGGAGGCAGCGCTATCGCCGCGTGGGAGCTGCTCTGCTGGATTTTTAGACACGTCCACTTAGGATGGTCGTAGAGGGCATGCATTTTATGGGAAACGGAACCGAATTGGCTAGGAGGGTGACTGTAAATCATCTGCCTGTTCTGCAGGTTGTGAGTTCGAGTCTCACCCGTTTCACCACAAATGCAGTGGTTCCAGGACTAATATCCTTCCGCAAAAACAAACCCAGAAAGGGTCGTAGTGGTAAATTTAATTGTTGAAGCAGTGACCGTGGCCCCAGAGACACCACCAGCTAATCCGGACAATGCCGGAGTGTTAGTGAAAGCGGTAGGAAATGTATAAGTTTGGGTCCCTGCGTCCGTATAACCATTAAGAAAAACGATCACTTTTTTGTAGCTCGAGCCCTGAAATGGTTGACTACATACAGCCGTGCCTGCGGACCCGGTTAGGGTGGTTTGGGCGGCGGAAGAGTTTAGACCTCCGTTTTGGCCAATGCTCCATTGAGTAACCAAGGCGTTGGCAGAAGACCCAGTCGTGCCCGCAGGAGCGGTTCTAAAGTTAATATTTCCTCCAGCGCCAGTGCCCGTGCCGGCACCCCCCGCCAGACTTAGATCAGCTCCTGCATTATTGGAACCCGATCCGCCCGTCCCATTAATCGTATAAGCGGTCGCGGTGGTGCTGGTTACACCCTTCCCGAAATAGATATTTGTCGCCGGGGAGGCAGAACTTCCAGCCACGAACTGATTAGAGGTTGTTCCGGTAGCCCCTTGGCCTATTACAATGCTTTGATTCGAGTTGCCTACAGTGGCATTCATTCCAATGGCAACGCAACTCGAGGCGGCCAAATTTGAAGATGTGGCATTCTGTCCAATGAACACACAACTAGCAGCAGTGGTGAGGGATGCCCCGGCGGAAGATCCTATAAAAGTATTGCCGGCCCCGGTAGTGAGATTCCCGGCATTGAACCCCATATAAGTACTGTTGGAATTACCAGCAACCGAAGCCCCGGCGCCCTGGCCCACCACGGTCACGTTAGTCCCGGTAAGGGCTGGTGGGGCGGCGTTGTTGCCGCCATACGCCGATCCGGTTGTAGGATACGTAAAACCATTACCGGCGGTCGCTGCGTTCAAATTGGCAACCAATGTGGTGGAGCTCACAACCAGCGGCGCGGTGCCAGTGGCCACCGTGGAAGTTAATTGACCGGACACACTCAAACTGGTTCCAGTGGCCGCGCCGATCACTGGGGTCACTAGGGTTGGAGAAGTGTCTACAACAAACTTGGTTCCGGTGCCGGTCTGAGAGGCGATTGAAGTCGCATTGCCGACCGATGTAATGACCCCGGTCAAATTGGCGTTGGTTGTTACTGTCGAAGCATTCCCAGCGGTAGCTGCATTGAGATTAGCTACCTGAGTAGTGGAACTCACAACTAGAGGCGGGGTACCGGTAGCCACCGTAGAGGTTAATTGACCGGACACACTCAGACTCGTCCCAGTGGCAGCATCGATATTGGGCGTTATCAATGAAGGAGATGTAGCAAGAACCACATTTCCCGACCCGGTAGTCGTGGCTGCAGAAATGGCCGTTCCATTTCCGCTCAAAATTCCGGTGATTGACGTAGAAAGCGTAATCGCTGGGGTCGTGGTCGCTGTTGATACCGTTCCCGCGAACCCATTAGCAGAGACAACCGAGACACTCGTAACGGTCCCAGATCCACCCCCACCGCTTGCCGAAATGGCAATATTGTTTCCAACCGTAGTCAAGGTGATGTTGGTCCCAGCCGAGATCGTCACAGCTCCGGTTAGAGTATTAAAGCTTGAAACTCCCGCAGAAGATCCTCCCCCAGCTGGGGGGATGTATAAAAAATTAGATGCCATTTTCAGCCGCCCTTACCATTGAATGTGGCCGAAGTGATCACAGCAGTCGAGGCCCCGCTGGATGAGTCGGCATAATTTACCCGGACCCAACTGTAAAAAGTAAGTTGAGATGTATCCCAGGTTATATCTCCCGCCGCTACGACAGTTTGACTAGAGTTGGCGACCGTGGTCCAGTGGGTGGGCGCCGAGTTAGCGGCCACACCCCCGGTTGCGGTATTGGTGGCCGGATTGTCGCAAGATGCCTGTAGCGTAAAAACTCCGGTCGGGGTGCCTGTAAAGAAAACCTGAATCGCGTATCCCAGCGCGTTCTGAAGCTGCATGGGCGAGCTATTGATGGTTGCGTTCATCACGGTTCCGGCTGGGATGATGTTGGGCTTGTTGTATTGTTGCATATTTTCCTTATAATCTTACCAAAAGGGTACCCGGGCAAAGCTGCCATTGATTTCGAGAAGCAAGTATCCAGTCGGATTTCCAGACAAAGCGCCCGGAAGATTGGTCAATGTGCCCACCCCGGAGCCCGGGGTGCTAGTAGAGCCGTTGATCTGATGTGTCTGCACGCCGCCCGACTGGCCAATGGTCCAACCCCCGGACGAAGTGACACTTCCAACTACTACGAGAGCGTTCGCAGAAGATCCTGAAGAACCCGCTGGAGATGTTTCAAATACAATATTTCCACCGTTAGCGGAGCCCGTTGAGGTCCCGCCCGCGATCAGCAGGCCCCCACCGGCCTTATTGTTACCGGCCGCATTGCCGCCCAGAAAGGACGCGCTCCCGCCGCTTCCATCTCCTGGGCCCCCATTTAGGTTCACGTTAGCTGCAGTCCCAGGGGTTGCGTTTCCAGCCCCGCCGGCTAGGGTAAGCGCCCCCCCGCCGACGCCACTTCCCCCGCTAAAGGCCGTGACGCCACCGAATCCGCTAGCAAAGATTAAGTTCTGATTAATCGCAGTGGGGCTCGTGAGGTTGCTCAGAGTAATGTTTGCACCGGACGCTGGCAGACTGAAGTACCCCAAGGTGCCGCCAGAATTTGTACCGTAGTATTGGCTGTTTCCTGGGGTAGCAGAATCATTCACAAGAGTTACGGTGCCTGCGGAATTAACCAGAGAGTCGGAGAAAACAAGGGCTGTAATGGTTGCAGCAATCGTGAGCGTATTTCCGCCAGAGGGGGTGATGGAAATTCCGGAGCCTGCTGCGAGGGTCAGGGCGCCCGTGAGCGTGTTTACAGATGAAACGCCGCCACTACCGCCGGTTGGAGGCCATTCAAAGCTGGCCATCTAATTGAGATCCTTTTGTTGCCCATAAACAGTCAAGCTTCCAGAACCACTTACGTTGGTATATTGAAGCATGACGTATTTGAAAGGAAGTTGATTGAGATCAACGGCATAACCACTGGCCGATCCGGCCGGCTGGCTCAGGGGCGGACTGAAGGTCAATGCATAAAAGTTGATGCCCGAATTAGAAACCATCACCTGAAAGGTACCCGTGGGATTTCCGGTCCAGGTTACTTCAAGCCCTTGGTTGTCCATCCGGGACACATCGAGTATCTGGGTATAAATCATATTGGTGGAAGCCATGGCACCGGCAAGCGTTCCGGAGGGCTTAGAGCCCTGGCCTTGGGTGGTGGCGTTCAGCGGCAAAAAGCCCGTGGCAGGATTAATGCTCTGCCAATTGAACGAGACTGGGAACTGATTCTTGCCGCTCATATAGCTCCTAAAAAAGGATTAGGGGGAAGTAAGCCCCGCTATATGATGTACCCGTGTTACAGACTTTTACTTCTCGGCCTGAATGCGCTCAAGTTGCGTGCGATAAAGGTCATCCACCTTGGCCATCGATTTCTGAGTCGCCTCGGTCGCCCCAGAGCGCTTACTGGGTGCACCTTGGCTTTCAGTCTGAGCCCCTGCATTAGCCCTCATGATGGCCGCCATCGCGGGTTGGGTCATGGTGGCGTCCAAGGGCTGGCCGAGCAGAAACGAGAGGCCCTGCTTGTGGGCGCGGGAGATCTTGGTTCCATTGGTCTTGGCGTTCACTAGGGCTTCGAATGCCTGTTTTTGGATGGATTGGGCCAGGTCGGGATACAAGGTGTTTAGGGTTTGGAGGTCCGAAGGAAGAATCGTGCCAGATCTCACCTTTTCAAGAATGGAGAGCGGACGCTCGGCGATCCCTAATTGCCTGCGGTAAGACTGTTCCGCCATTTTATCAGGCGGCACGGTGGGGTCAAGCGGACCGGGCTTAGCTTGTTTGGGTCTAATCGTGTCCATGTAGTCCGAGACGGTGGCGGCCTTGGCGCCGAGTGCGGCGGAATGGGCGGGGAGATCATCAAAGCCGCCCGTGTCGAGAAGTTGGGAGGGGTTTTCTCGGATTGAGTCGAGGTGAGCGCGAAGGGCGGATGCCTCATCCTTATGGGCCTCGGGTAACTCATGCTTGGGATTGAAATGGTTCTCGGCGTGGTGTTTGAGGGACTTTCGACCGCGCTGGGTGTGGTCGTGGAAGTCTTCGGAGGGTTTGTTCGGATTCTCGGACTTGGAATGACCGAGTTTTGTTAGGGCGTGAAGCAGTCCGTGATGGGCAATGGCGTGGTCGATTGCTAGGCCGGGGTGATTTTCAAAGTCGTGATTGGCTTGAATGGTGCCGCCGTCCGCGAAGTGTTCACAAGAAGGATCATGTGCCTGATGACTTTCGCAGTGATGAACCTCGCCGCCCTCATCATAGTGCAGCCCCGCCTTATCTTTGTGCGTAGGATCAAATTTGGCGAATTTTGATCGAAGCTGCTTTGGGTCAAAGACAACGGTAACCTTCTCATTGGGGATATTCAGCCCATCATAGCCAAGTTTTCTTAAGATATCGTTTGCGTAGTTAGGGTCATTACCTGCGTGGTTTTTTAAAAACTTCCACAACACGTAATTATAGTCATCAGCGCCCTTCGTATAATCGAAGGCCTGTTTTGCTAGTTTTTTTCCAATAATTTGAGGGAGCTTATTTTTGACATCATCCGGAATGGTGTGAAAAAATTCAAATGGCCGCTCCATTTTTAGGTGGGCTGGTATTATTTGTTCGCCTGGATTATCACCGCGCCCGCTGCCCGCATATCCAGCCGCCACATGTGGACTCTCTGAGGTATAAATACCTTGGCCATAAGAGTTTGGCCGCTCTTTGGGCGGCAGAGTGAATGCATCAAAGTTTTGATCAGTCCCGTGATAATAAGTTTTTGTGGGGTCAAACCCCATTTCAATCGCGCGCATCTGGCGCGGCAACTCTTCCATACTTAGGTCAGGGGATGAGCCGGGAGCAAGGGGGACATCTTGCGAAACCCCTGGCACAACTGGGCCACCGTCAGCGTAATATTGGCCAGGATAATTCTTTGCTAGATCCGCGAATGGCGCACCGCACCGACAGTTTGGGTGTGATTTACCATATGATTTACATGACTTATTACGACAAACGTAACGGGGCCAATTTGCAGCGGTTTTCTTCTTAGCTCCGAGCCAGGGGGTGGTGGGCGACCAGCGCCCTAGATTCTTTATGGCCATTCATTCCCTCATGAGGCTTCGCACTCGCCCGCCCGTAAACATAGAGTAGTGTTCAGAGCTGCATCATTATCGTCCCGCCACAGATTGTGTATATAATCCGCCGACATGATAACTAGGCCCCCAGCAATAAAAAGTAGGCTCAGCCTTCCACAAAGCATGTTGAAATATCCGGCCAAGCCCTTAAACCTGCTCGCCGCCGTCTTACCTTGCTTGGTTTGTGGCCCGAAATTGCGCGCCAACCAAGCCCCCAGATTGAGTCCCATAAGCGCAGGACCCAGATAAATACTCAAAATAAAAACCGTTGCGATATAGTCTTTCATATTTCTATATTAACATTGTGTACTAAATAAGTCAATCATTGGTCATTCCAGAGTCCGACAAAGCCCCTGTTTTCGCTACCGTTTTTATCTTCTTAATTAATTTTTCCAGCTTATCGTTCGCTGTTTCTTCACTGTCGCGCCATGTCGGTGCAAACTGTCTTGCAATTTCAGCCTTCTCAGTGGGAGTGATGCCCTCGCCAAGGGCATTCCCCAATTGAGTGGTAAGAGCGTCGAACGCCGTATGATACTGAATGCCCTGCTGGCCGCTCATCCCATTGAGGGTTCCCTTAATGAGGTGTCCCGTTGCCTCCCCCGCACCCGCCCCTAAGGCGGCCGCGCCGCCGGCCAATGGCAAACCCATTCCTGTCATGGCCGCGCCGCCGCCGCCAAGTGCGCCGCCAAGGGTGGCGACAACGTGGGGGTCAACCTTCCCAGCCATCCAATCAGATGCCGTTGCCTTGGCCCTGAGTTGTGGCCAAAGTGCCTTAATTTGATCAATCGATTTATCGGCCTGTACGGCGGCCTGGTATTGATTCTGAATCGCAGAAATCTGCTCAGGCGTTTTTGTGTGTGTATACTTGAGTTGATCGTACTTTTGTTGCGCATCCGGCGTTAGTAGGTGGTCATTTCCGTTTTCACTAGATGTCACTGAATTTGAGGCCGTTCCGCCGCGCCCCGGCTGTTGGGCGCTTCCAAGTGGGCCCCCCTGAGCCCCAGGAAGCATGTTTAGGTTGACTGCGGCATCTTGGATTTCTTTACTTTTTCTGGCGGCCAGATCCGCAGAAAACTGCAGATAGTTGCCCCACGCTTGCGGCGTCCCAAGCTGCGCTGCAAGCTCCTTTGCCTTGTGATCATAAATATCGATCATCGACGCTTTGGCCAGGTTGTTGGCGATATTCGAATCACCATAGGCGTGTTGATAAGAGCCCAGCACGGTCTGCTGCTGGCCCATTCTGGCCTTTTGGCCTTCGATGTCGCGATCAATCTGCTTATTCAAGTAGTCCATAACAATATTGCCCTGGCCCTTACCTGCCATGCCTCCAAAGATCAGCCCGAGCGCAGTCGTCGCCTTTTTCCCAGAAGACATATTCTCCTGGTAGGCGTTGGGATTGATCGGGTGACTCTGTATGTATTGTTTGAAGTTCTCAGTAGGCGCGATAATGTACTTGTTGAAATTATCCTGATCGGTCTGGGCGATCTTTGCTTTTTCGGTGTTATAAGCGTTCTCGATCTGAGCCTGACCCTGGCCTTGGGCAATATTCACATCTCTCTGAACGCCAGCGCCCGCCTGAGCGTTACGGGCGACGGCTCCTGGGTTCATCGTGCCGTCCGGATTTAGGTTGGATTCTGACTGTGGGACTTGTGGAACTTTCACATTAATGGGGGATTGCCCAAATTGGGCCGCAGGCCCCTGCGGGGGCTGGGCTTGCGAGACCGGGGTTTGGGCGGGAGTAGGGGCGGTAGTGGCCGCCGATGATGGTGTCTGCGGGGCTGGGGCGGCATTAATCGTAATTTGAGTCGAATGATCCGGCGAAACGGATTGCGTTGACTGATCGGATGGTTTTTGATTATCAGGATCGCTCGGGTCTACCGGCTCAACCTCGATAGGCTTTTCAGAACCATCGGCGAACTTCTGCACCTTCCCACCATCGGCCATTTTAATCCGCTTAATCTGCTCCCGCTCAATGGGTTTAAGCGATTTCAGAAGAATCCGCATTTCATGGCCCTTATCGTGACGCATGGTGACCGTCTTATCGTCTTCCGAGACCTTTTTAAACTTGCTGAAATCTAGCATCGTTATGCCCCACTCGGACGTTTCATGTGTTTTGCTACCGTCCGCTCAACAAATTTCCTGCCCCGATGAGACGCGTCTTTATGCGTAGTGATGTGAATCGGGAGAACCACCCCGCCCTCCTCTAACTTCGTTTTGATCACGTCATTTTTCAAGGAGTCCCTGCTCACTTTGTCTTTGCCCGCAAAGTGATGACCGATCTTCATAGGATCGGCGCCGCGCTCGACGACTTCCTTGACCTGGTGGGGGTTCAGGTAGACCTCTTTGGGGGAAACCACGGCGTCAACCGACTTGCCGGACATTCCGCCTTCGGAGAAGTACTTGTGGAAGTAGTCGGGATGAGAGGGGTGGACTGCGCCGCCTTGAGCGAACGCAGAAGCGAGGGAAGAAAGACCCCCACCCATTCCGCCCGAACTCCCCGAGCCCTTACTGCCCGAAGATGGCGGGTTTGCCTCAATTTTTGGGAGATCAACCTTGGGCGCATCGGGCTCAGCGGGGGGCGTAGGAGCCGCGATTAAACCGCCGCCATCATAACCCACTTCTCCGCCCTTATTCAGAAGAGCGCCGAGCACAGACCCCACTCCGCCGAGTAACCCGCTTTCGGTTTGCCCAACCGCATTGGTATTGGCCTGAGCGACCTGGGAGTTAATCCCCTGGGCCATTCCGAAATTACTTACGTTGGTATTGTTCTGGGCGTTGTTGGCCGAAGCGCCGGTGCCAAACAAAGACGTGTTGGCGTTCTGCTGATTGATATTCGTATTGGCCATGTTCTGCTGCTGCTGGCCAATGGCCCCCAAGGCATTCAGCTGCTGCTGCGACTGCTGAGTCGCGGCCTGCCCCACGGCCTGCTGCTGGGTCGCAGCGCCCTGCTGGGCGGCCTCTCGGGCCATGAGGCCCACGTTGGAGCCAGCCCCCCGCTGACCGGCCATGAGCGCGGCCTGGTTGGCCACGTTAGCCCCAGTCTGCTGATTGAGCGCCGCCATCGCTGGGTTGGGACCGGTCCCGTTAGCAACTCCCTGAAGTTGATTCGAGAGTCCCTGCTGCTGGGCTAAAATGTTCTGAGTGGTTCCGTTGGCATTCAGAGCATTTCCCGCCGCGCCGCCGATCACATCCCCGTAATTATACTGAGTAGTGGGTGCAGTGGTGGCTTGGTACCCGTTTTGGGGGGTAAACGCTGTTGCCACCCCATTCATAAGACCGCCAGCGAAATTAATGGCCCCCGCGGTCGCTTTGCCGAATTGCCCGGTCGGATCGGCTGTTTTCCCGAAAACGCCACCCGCCGTAGTGTTATCCGTAGTGGTGGTTAGCGGAGTTCCGGCTGTAGTGGATTGGGGAGCCAGCGCGATGCCCCCACTATCGAAATGCTTGACCATTCCGCCCTTGGCCAAATTCTGATGCCTGGGAAATCTCTTTCCCATTCTCTGATTGAAGGCCTGTTTTTTCTTAAGGTCCATAGTTCACCCGGTCCCAATCGTGTTGGCGGCCTTAACGGGCCTGTAGCTTCTATTGACTCCAATTGTGCACGTCATTGCGGAAAGAGTAAATCCAGCCCCCGCGGGGGTCGCAAAAGAGGGGTCGTAAATCTCCTGAAGACTGAATTGGAAGGTTTGGCACTTCTGGGTCGCGGGTTGAACCCGCCATTGCTCGAGAGTTCCAGGACCACCGTAGGGCGTCGTTTGCCCATAGAGTGAATCAGATCCGTAGACGCCCGTGAAATTGGTCGGATCAATGATGGCTTGCTCAGACAATCCGCCGAAGTCGTAACCCAACTGAACCTGAAGCAAGTGGGGGGTAATGTATTGACCCAAAAGCTGAATTTCATAGATTCGCTGATAGCCCGAGATGCCAGCAAGTTGGATATTTCCGGTCAGGAAACTCATGAGGACTGGATTGCCATTATCCAGGTAAGAGCCCGGCGTTTCTTGCAGGGCCAGCCCAGATGCGCCCAGGAGCGTATGAAGCCCTTGGTAGAGGGTGGAACTCACCGCAGGAGCGCCCTCGAATACGCCCCATTGTTGATAATAATAATCGTACATGAGGATTTCGCCCGTATCGAGGGTGAATCTGACTTGGGTGGTTCCGGGGATCACCGCAGCACTGGTGACCGTGCTCGAATTGAACTCTTCAACCGGCGCGCCGATATAACTCACGCCCAGTCCATGATTCAAAAGCCAGATGCCCTTGTCCGACTGGAACATGAGACCATCATTCATGACCACAATCGACTTTTGGTTCGTACAGCCCACGGTCGAGGTCACGTAAATGGGTTGTGTATATTGGTTCGATGCGCCGGTGTTGTCGGGCCCAGTCCCTTGAACATAGTAGATCGCGTCCTTTTTGAAGATGATCAGACTGCTATCGAGCGGACCCAGCGCCGTCATGGGCCCGGTAGAGCCCTGGGCCCCCGTAGTGGGGGCCACGTAGAACGTGAACAGATCAGACATTTCAACGGGCGTTGCTTCGATGACTTGCTTCGAATACCAGAGCACGTTGGGATCTTCGGCATCGATCAACCAAAGTCTGTCATCAAAAAGAGTGCTCGCGATCGAGGCGGGTCCAGCAATATCTTCGACCACCCCGCCCGTCGTATAGATGATGTTATTCCCCAGGATCGAAGAATCGGCCAGCGTGTCTACATAAGCGATTGAATCGTTTGCGGGATTGTTGAGAGTGGGCGCGGTGATGGAAGTTACCTGATAGTAAACTTCTTGAGCCGCAGACCAGCGGTAAATCTGGATCTTTATCCCAGTCTTGTATGAAAGTCTCAGCGTAGGGATATTCACGGTGACCGACGAGGTGCTGCCAGTAGTGGTGACCGTTACCGGAACACTGGGAGCGGACCGAAACAGGTTTCCTTGCGCGTCGGTCCATTCATAGGTGACTTGGTAGTAGTATTGCTGAGCGGTGAGAAATCCGCCGCTGGTAGATGCCGAGAGCTCGATATTATCGGGGAAAACGTGGAAGTTTTGCTCATTGATGATTGCACCGTCATAAGCCAAAAGCATTCCGCAGGAGATATTGAGATTGTTTCCGATCTCGGAGCTATAAAGCGTTTCTGGGCTAAAGTTCAGAGAAACAAGATTGATACCAGTTTGTGAATAAATATTTGTAGCGCCAGCAGGTCCGATGCTTTGAACCAGGCCCGTAGTATTCTGAGACTCGATAAGATCTTTGTAAAGATAGCCAATCTTTACAATTGAACCAATTACTTGTGCCTGGGGCAAGCCAAAGGGAAGATACCCGGTGCTTGTTACGAGAGACGCACCCCCATTTTCATAGGCGAAGCGAGCGACGATATTTCCGCTCAGATCCATAACGAAGTACGTGCTTTGGAGTACGGATCCATACTCAGCCAAGACGTAAATCGTCCCGGCAATGATGAACGCTTTTGATGCTAAACCCACAGATCGAGAGACGGTCGTCGTCGAACCCACGGTCCCTGTGGTAACCGTAGCAGGTAAAGTGACTGGAACAGCATCGATGAAGTTTGATGCAAGTGCGCTATCATAGGAATATTGGTTAGCGACCTCATAGGCAACATTGACAACCCCATTCTGGGCGCCGGACGTGATGCTGAAAACTGTACCCGAAGCGATGATCTCGGTCGCGGTCATCAGCGTTTGAAGTGTGATATTGACCGCAGCGGAATACCCGGTGCTCGAAGCCGAATCGTAAAACGAGATATAGATGACCGGATTCGATGGTGCAGTGAGATCCGCCGTCACGCTCACGATTGTGGCGACATGGGCAAAGGTGACCGGGGTAGCAAGGGCAAGCGACGCCTCTAAAAAGTTGACCTTAACCGAGTTTCCGCCGCTTGTGCTGTAATAGGCGAAGTATAAATTATTCCCCACCACCACCCCATCCCAGGAGAGCGCGTTGGTCGGAACATAGCTTGAGGCTAAGTCGGCATTGGGGATCACCGTAGTCGGGCTCGAAATAGATACCGCGATGTATTGAAGGTGATGAACACCCGAAATCGTATTGGTAAAAGCGATCAGAAAATACCCGCCCAGAATAAACACACGCGGCGATCCGGTAATGGTACCAGATGACACCGGGATGGCGGTCTGATTGACCACATTCTGACCCGTGTTTGAGTCCGAGATCACGTACTTGTATGCGAGCGTTCCGTTGTTGGATTCGGTGTATACGGTACAGACTAAACCATTGGATGCGACCACAGAGTCGCACTGGATCTGATTGATCGCAGAGCGTACTGTCGGCAAAACGCTGAATGTGATGGGCTGAACGGTTCCCTTATTCACCCATGACTTGTTTCCATCGATATAGGACTGGAGAGTGTTTCCAATCGCAGTCAGGTTTTCATTGAAGGTGGTGAGAAACACCGAGCTTGCGGTAGGAAGAGCCGCGAGCGGACCATATCCGTTCCTCTTATTTAAAAGCCCAGCTTTAGTGAAAACGCTATTGATCAGGGATAGGAAATTTCCAATCTGGACCTGCTTTGGATCTGTTTTTGTATCCAGTCCTTTAGCAAAGTTGATAGGAATTGTTTGCTGTTGAATCACTCAGATCTCGTAGGCGATCAGAAATTGGTTTGAACAAAGGATTGTTCCATTGCCCGAAGTGGAAACTTGAACCGTGTAGGTATGTGTCCCCGCCGTAACGACATCCAAAAATACTGGATTCGTAACGTTGACCCCGTTCGCAGAGCCAGAACTAAAAATGACCCCGATGAATGTTTGAAAAACGGTACTTGCGTCTCGGACGTATCTAAAGCCCAACTGACCACCGCCGGCGGTGGGGTCCATCACGAGGCCCCCCGAAGTGCTTCCGCTTTGCAGCATCAGCATCACGGGGCGTCCCGTGGTAACAATAGTGACAGACAGGTTTGTAACCGCCACAAATGGCGAACTGGTTGTATTGAATGACCCACTCGATGCACTAATTGCCACGCCCCCAGCGCCCACCGAAGTGCCCGTGGCCCTAGCGGCTAGCTGTGCCTGGGCGATCGGCGCCGCGGTCATATTTCCGCTGGCGTCAATGGATACGGGAAGATTGGATGCCGGTAGGGGCGGAAGAGTGATGTCATATGAGCCCGAAAGGGTGGGCGCGAGCAAGGTGAGTTGGTTTGTTAGATTTCCAGAGTTGGAAAGAACCACGCTTTGTAGGTCTACGTTAGCGAATGACGTTGAAGACGACTTAACCACAAGCGTGCCCGCCGAAAAAACAGCGGATGCCGTTCCATTCGAAATACCGCTCGACGTGGCGTTAATAGTTCCGTTGGCAGTGATCTGGACTTGGTTACCGCCCGTGAAATCGTTATACCATAGCTCATTCCCGGACACATAGAGGCATCCAACATTCGGCGTAGAGTTCGCAATGGGCGACGACTGAGAAAGAAATCTCACCGTCTTGAGTGTGATCGCGTTGTTTCCGTTAAAAGGAAGGTCTGAGTTGATATTCAGACCATTGGGCTGGATCAAAACCCCTTGGCCTATGGAATGATTGTGCTGATCGATCTGGTTTAGGCTCGACTGAATATTTGAGGCGTAGTCAGGCCCCGGATCTACCCCAGGGACCGGATTCGGAAGATTCATGTTTGGCGTGACATTGAAATTGGCCATCAGTACACCCAAATATTCGCCGTCACAGCGGCATTGCTGATCAGGGTTAGAGTTTTGCTGTTGAAAGGTGCGGTTTTTGGCTTGTATACGGTGGCCACGCCGTCAACATCGGTCAGAAACCATCCAAGCATGGTCCGAGAAAGCCTGTGATTGATGACCGTAGTACCATTGGCTAACGATACGTTGTTGAGCTGCAGACCATTCACAATGGAGTTGCCAATGACTGGGTTCAGCGCTGCAGCCCACTGGATCTGCATCTGAGGGAGTTCGAGTTTCAGTGGAAGGTTGGCCATCAGTATCCCCAACCCCCGCCACCCCAACCGTTACCGTTTCCAAACATACCTCCGCCAAAATTTGGATCACCGAGCATGGATCTAGAATTAGTTGCCGTGTTTGGCTGGCCCACATCTCTGTTCGCCGCGGTTGTTTCGATTCGAACTTCGAGCGCGGACTTACGATTCATGAGATCTTGAGCCTGATCAAAAAGCTGCTGCTTCGAGAGCGCTTTAGCGGCCACATCACAGACTACATACTCATGCCATGCAGAGTAACTGTAGGGCAGCATGTCGGTATCTTGTAAGAGTTGTTGAGCTATCGGGACGTATAGAATTCTGAGGTACTGCCCGCTATTGATGGGCAGGATTTCCAGGTTTGTGCCCATTTCCCGGTATTGAAATTGGCAATATTGTCCCGCCACATTCGATGACGCCGCACCCAAGAACAGATTGTATTTGTTGCGGTCGGCGATATTGAATCGGGACATGGAAACCCATCCGGTGGCATTGCTGACGTTTGCCCCGAACGAATTCACGTCAACGCCATAAACCTTGTAACAGGCCAAGGCCGGTTTCCCAGCCGGATCGGGTATCCCATTGGTATTCAAGAAGTTCATTCCATTGGGCAGGGGATAGAACTGCTGACCCGCGGTTGAAAATACCTGCGGTGGAGCAAGAAAGTAATCTTCCCCGAACTTACAAACCAGGAGATCATAGAGCTCCATCGCGGAGTTATTGATCATGAGGTTCCACTCGTCATTGGTGACGAAGTTGGACTTCAGCATGTCCGCGCGGAGGCGCGACTGATACCGTAGATACCCCAAGTTGATCTGACCCGGCGCGCAGGGAGTGATGGAGGTGGGTTGCGAAACCGAGTAACCCGAAGTGCCTGAGCCGCTGACCGACGCGACCGAGTAGTAGTAATTTGTTCCGATCGAAACAGTCGAATCCAGGTAATAATTAGTGGTCGGAGTCCCGACGACTGTAAAAGTAACCCCATCGGTAGAACGCTGAACCGAGTAATTAGTAACCCCCGCCACCAGATTCCATGTCAGGAAATTCTGGCCGTTGCCGGTCTGCAGGATCACTTGAGTGGGTTGAGCGCTTAAAGACATTCAATCTCCCCTTAAGGCGCGGGCCAAGCTAGTCGCCCAGCTCAGCCCGCATAATTGATCATGACTCAGTGATTATTTTCGTTCGACGGGCTCAATCGAGCGTCAACATAGAAGCTGAGGCCCACAACGCTATTGTCCGCCGGCGCCGTTGGGATGAGGGTCGTAGTGCTTGAACTGGTCGCACCCAAGAACTGGACCAAAATCCAACCACCCTGATGTGCGGTCGGGCCGGTGGGTTGGGGGGCCAGGCTCACATTCGGATCCCCAATCACCTCAATGCTCGTCACGCCAGACACCTTGGTCGGCCACACGGTTCCAGTAGATCCGCCCGAACCCGTTGCGGTGGCAACAAAGCTAACGTTTAGAGCGGGAGTCACGCCGGGCGGCAAGCCCACGCCCACCCAATCCTGAAGATTGGTATCACTGACTGTTTGAGCGAAGGTAAACCCGGTGGCAAGACCCGCGACTGCAGCGGAGTAGGTCAGGGCCGTAGACGCTCCAGTTCCGGATACGAAAGTCAGCGTGCCTGCCGCTGGGCTCGGCGCCTGGTAGCCCGATGTTTTCAGAACCGTCCCGCTCGAAAGCGTGGTCGATACCGTATACAAGTTCCCACTTCCATCAGTCCATACGGACCCGGCAGTCGCCGAACCCGAGCTGATCGTGAAATAGATGGGGAGGGGGACTCCATTGTTCGAGGGAATCGCTTGGTTCCCATCCTGCGGCACTCCGGCGAGGGGGGCATTGAGGGTAGAGGTCACCGTGAGGGTAGCGCCCCCGCCGCCCGATGCCGTGAAGCTAAACGTCCCAGCGATTCCGGATGGAAGCGCCGTGATGAGCGTACTGAGCGCCGTAGTGATGTTGGCCGCCGTCGCATTGGTAGCCAAAACCAGGGGCTGATAGGTCAGGCCGCGAACACCTGCGGCAACCTGAATAGGAGACAATGCGGGCCCGAGATTGGGAGCGGATCCTACGCCATTCACGATGCAATAAATGCAGAACGAATTCCCGTAGGAGTCGTAGAGCATGAAATAGGTCCCGGCCAGTGAGCCCGAGCTATCAGCAACCGGAGCAATCGTGGCCGCTCCTTTGGGCCCAACCCCAACCGATGCGATCGTGTAAGGGGTGCCCACCGTGAGCGCCGCATCAGTTGCATCAATCTTGAGCGCGGAACTCGAAGTGTTGGGGGGGGATACGAAGCCAGAGAATCCGCCCAGATAACGATTGTAGTTCGAGCGGAGATGGATCCAGGCAAGCCCGACCGAAGTAGTGGCAACTCCCGTATTGAGGAGTTTATTTCCAACCCCAACGTAGGTAATCGTGGCCCCAGCATGACCCGTTGTGGCGACAATGCTTGAAGTGATCGCGCTCGAACTGGTAATCGAAGCGATGACCGCTCCTGCGGGAAGATCGGTCGTGGCAATCGGCATCCCGACTACCAGACTCGAGGTCCCACCCGAAATCCCATCAATGACATTAGTTCCGGTGTGCGTGGTACCGGTGAAAGAGGCCGAAGTGGCCATATAGACGTTTCGCACGCCCTGGCCCTTAAGGGAGCGAATTCCAAGGCCGTTCCCATTAGCCCGATCAACTACAAAGTTACAATCGATGAGAACCGGCTGAGCCGCGAACGAGAAAACCCTACCACCATTGTTGCCAATCGCATTTGCCATGAAAACCCTCTCAAAGCCCTATCGTTTTTAACGCACATTGCTAGGGCCGCTAGTGTGCGCGACGAGTGAAGGAATCCACTCATAAGAGGGATTTTGTTACGCAATTAAAAAGGGCCCACTCAGGTCATAATCCCAAGCGGGCCCTCGAGAGTCCCCATCCGTGGGGCATGTTGGTTTTACTTTGCTAGATAAGCCATGGCTTTGGCAAGTAGTGGCGGATTTTCTAGTATAGCGAGCGCAATATTACACCCGTCGCAAAGTATCCCGCGAATAGCGCCCGTGGTGTGGTTGTGGTCTACGGCCAGTCGCCTGTTCTTGTATCTGGTTCTTTTGCACATGGCGCAGTGGCCACCTTGGGCCTCAAGCATTTTCTCGTATTCTTCGAGAGTAATCCCATATCTGCATTTTAAAACACGGCTGGTTTGCTGATCCTTTTGCCGCCGTGAGAGCGGGTGCTCTTTCATGTATTTGACGTGCCACGCATTATACGCCGCGCGGTTCTGATCTCTTCTTTTCTCTCTCTCTCCGTCCCGGCACACCTTGCACTGATTTCTGTGACCGTCTTTAGACTCCCTCTCTTTATAAAAACTAGGGAGCGGTTTGATCTCTAAACATTTACTGCATGTTTTCATCCCACAATTATACCATACCCGGAGCATTACACCATAAAACGATAAGGGCCCGATGCCGAAGCACCGAGCCCTTATTTTTATCTTATTTCTCGGACTTATTGAGGAAGCGCCACAGTGCCGTTTGCCCCAGGAGCGTTACAAGACAAGTTAAGATAGCCTCCGACGCGGATTTCAACGGCATCTTGGCCAGGGATAGGGAAGCCCAGCATATCGTAGAAGCCAGGGAAGGTCAGGAACTGGGGGATCTTACCCAAGGACCTAAGCTTCCAAGTCTTCATCGTCAAGATGTAGGCCGTCTGAGCGGGGCAGTTTCTATCCTGAATGATCGAGATCTCACCGTTGGCGGTTGGAAGGACCAGCGCCTTAAACGAGATTTCAACCTCTTCATTCACCTTGGCCCGAATCATCTGATACTGGCCTTGACCAGTCAGATTCTTAACGAGAGTCTGGTAAGAGACCGGGTTAATGAAGATGACATCGGGGTCACCAGCTTCCGAGCTTTGAGCCGCCAGCTGGTTAGTGGCATCGATCAGGCAGTCTTGTATACTTTCCGAACTTCCGGAAAATCTCAGCCCGGCCAATTTGGTAGGGCTAACCGACCTGTTCTGTGTAAAAAATGAATCCGATGGACCAGGAGCCACGCTTGGCACCCATGCGCCCAGCCCAGCGATGCAGAGCATGTTGGCTGAGTTCAGCCCATTCGTGCTGAACAGGGTGTCACCCGCGCGCCCCAGGAAGGGAAACGAGGTGGACCAGTTAGTCGGGGTGCCCGCCGCGCCCTGGAGGGTCGGAGAGACCGTGACCGTGCCGGCGCCCGTATCGACCGCAATGACATAGCCGATCGCGGCGCCCGTGGACTGCGTGGCGGTCTGACCCGAAACCGAGAAGCTATTCAAAGCCATGTTGACCGAGAACTGGTAAACCTGACCCAGATTGTCGAGCGTGATCACACCGGAAGTGATCGAGCCTGACCCGCCGTTCGCACCGAAAGAGCCGCGTGTGCCGGAGCCGTCCGAGAACATCTGGTAAGCGATGTCATTGGCCGCGCCCATGTAGAGCGACTTGACGTTCATCTTGGCCGCAGGCATGAAAGCGCCGATGTTCTGGGCGGATGCGCGCAAGAACTGATTCTGGATCGAGCCCACACGGTAGACGTTCACCGTGGTGAGCAAGAACGAAGCAGTTGCAGGAGCGGTCTGGTAGGTCTGGGCAGTACCCAGGTTAGCAGATCCGCCGCCACCCACGTCGTAGAGGACGGGGATGGGGAAGTTCAAGCCACCGAGACCCATTTCGGTCTCATCCTTGTCCACCATGGACAGGAATCGGTTCTTATTGAATACGAGGTCTTTCATGACCCAAGCATCATCCGAATAGAGCTGCTTTAAGACTTGAAGGTTGTCTTGACTATTGGAATAGGCAAGAGCGGTATTTGCGGGAGTACCCATGATTTAAATTACCTTTGCTGTTTAGCCGCTTGCACCCTTCGTATGGCTTCGGCGATCTGCTCGCTCTCAGACATGAGGTGAAACGGCTTTGACTTGGCCTTCTCAGAGGTCACAGTCATGTTTTGTGTTATCGTTTTGGGTGAAGGCTTCGGAGCCCCCAACACACGGGGTTCGGCTTCAAATTTTTTCTTGATCTTACTGACCGAGGCCAGTTTCTCCGCTCGAGCGACAAGGGCTTCTTCTATTTCCTTGGCCGCTTGTTCAGCGGTCAGTTCCACGCCATCCTCATCAAATGAGTCATTGATGTGTTTTAGAACGGCATCATAAGCGCCGAGTTCTTTGATGGTCGAAAAATCCTCATTCGCATCGACTACACTTTTGACTTCCCGTTTCCACAGAGCCTGATTGGCTTGGTAATCCTGGATGGTCTGTTCTTCTTGGTTTTTCTTCAGTCGCTCTAGTTCGCTTTCGACCTTGCGATAGCGTTGTTCTGCGGGGTCTTCGCTGGCTTGCTTGTCAAGCAAGTACTGGGTGTACTGCTCATGCGTGAGACCGAGTTCTTCAGCGGCGGAGTAGTCTTTGGCGGCGACTTTCGTCTTGAGCTGCTGATACTTTTCAGCATCGGCAAGCTTCGCTTCCAAGGCCTTTTCACGCTGCGCAAGGGCACGTTCTCGCTGGCGCTGCGCCTGTTCCTTTCGGGCCAGGGCGCTAATCTGAGGCGAAAGGGTCACCGATTCTTCAGGTGGGGCCGATTCTGCTGGCGTTTCCGTCTCAGTAGTATTTGCCTGTTTCACATTTCCAGGCGCGGGGCGCTCAATGGGGCTACCCGTGATCGTGGTCGTCCCTTTCGGGTCGTATCCAACAAACTCTTTGGCGGGTAAGTCAAACTGATTGGGTTGGTTATTAGGGACAGACGCGGGTGCTACATCCATTGCTTCAACGGTAAAGGCCATTTTCTAATTTCTCCTGGTTTCTTCGGTTAAACGCGGACGCCGGATGCTGGCCCCATGCTCTGCTGGGGTGGAACGACGCCCGGACCTTCTTGAGGCGCGCCCTGCGGAGCCGCGATCGGCGCGGGGGGCTGGGCGGCGGCCTTCAAAACCTGAACTTGGGTGAAATAGTCTTTGAGGAGCTCAAGCTTCTCCTCCTCGATATCGGTCACCGAATATTTATTAATCGTTTGGACCGTAAGGGTGGTCGCAAGGTCTGTTGGGTCCAAGATGAACGTGTCGGGTGGGCTGTAACCCTTCTTGCCCTTCTCGATGATCTGATCCAAGTCGTGAAGCACCCGTTCTTCGAGCGCTACGGACAGTTGATCGGATTGCTCAAGATCAGGGAGTCGGGAGAGGCGCCTGAACTCTTGATTTGTGATCTCCTGGGCCGCCAGCATCTCGGACAGCTTGGCCTGGCGCCCCGCTGGATCCTTGGGCAATGCGCTCTCGGTCTTGCATTTGATGACGTAGGTGTCTTTGAGTTCTTTGCCGGCGAGCGGGAGGTCAATTTCCCTGGTTCCATCCTTACAGGGATAGACTGTCGAGTAACTACCCTCGCGCTTGGCGATCTCAGCCGCCTTGTCAATCATTTTATAGGCTAGGCCATTATGGAACTGCTGATAGCGCTTCTGAAGCGCCGAAAACCGGATCGATTGGTTGTCCTGGAAGACCCGCTGAGCCTCGCCCGAGTTCAGGCCCGCAGGCTTCTGAGCGGCGGCGCTTAAGGATGAGATGCCCGCAATCGCATAGGCATTTTCAATGAGCCATTTGATATACTCGTAAATCTCCGAGTTATTTGATGTGGCATTCACGAACTGCGGGGCTTCCGCCATCGTCTTTACTTTGATGATGGAAGAGATGTTGTTGTTGAATGCGGTCTCAAGGACTTTCGACAGCTCAGAGATGACAATTTTAGGGACGCCCGTCATCTCAATGCACTGAGACGAGATGATGAGCATCTTGTAGATTTCCATCTGAGTCGGAAACAAGATCTCGGCCAGTCCCTGGGAAAACCACCCTACGGTATTCTGGTTGTAGTCGAGCTTTTCAAAGGGGAAATAGGTCTTAGTCCATGGCTCGTCGAGCAGGATACCATCCGAGCAAGCGATCGTATGTCTCCCGTCCTTCGTTTCCTTGCCGGAAGGGAGATGCCAACCTTCCGAGATAATGAATTGATCGGAAATGGTATCGGTGGACTGTGGGGAGTTGTCGACTGTCCCGCCCTGAGCCGAATAGATTTTGTCGGCTTCCTTGGGCATGGCTTCCGCCATCACACCGCGATCGCAAAGTTTGGTTTGAATCAGCGCCCGCGGATTACGGTAATATGCGTCATTGAAGTCAACTAAGAGTTCGGTCTCCAGCGTACGCTCGAGCGCGACCTTCTTGTCCTTTTCGACAACCTTGATGAACCCATTCCCTAGCTGAGCCGCATCCCGGAACGCTTCTGGCCCCAACTCTTCGACCCTGCAGCGGTAGAACTCTCCCGCAATGAAGTTGTTCATTTCGAGCGCGACTTTGCGCTCTTTATAATGGCTTGCATCGGTCAAGAAAACAGGCGTCGGTTCGTCTTGCGTGATACGCGAGGTAAGCGTGTCGATACAGGAATACACCACGTTGGCGGTCGGGCGCCCCATGGGCATCTGCTGGGAATTATCCAGCGTGGAAGTAGAGGCCAGGTAGTTATAGAGAGGCTTACCCGAGAATAATCGGGAGTAGAGACTAGCTTGTCTGATTCGGGCGGAATGGAAGTTCTTAAGGAAAGCAGTCGTCGAAAGAAGTTGCGCCAAAAGCTCTTTGTCATCTTTTGCGAGCCACCACTGGTAATAGTTATTCTCTTTGGGGAGAGTCTTCTTGTCGCGCGGGTCTACGATCTTGTCTCTGGCCTGCTTTGCGACAATGAGCGGTTCGGTAGAGAAGGCCATTAGAGCCCAGCCCCCGCAGGAAAGATCTTGTCGACCAAATATGCATCATCCATCTTGAGTGTTTCGATCAAATCTTTAAGCTTCTCGGTTGATTGATCGGGTTCGGCCGGGGGAAGGACATCCTGTCCACCCTTCGGCTTAGGCGCCTCCTGGGAAGTCTGGGCGCCAAACCGCATCTCCAGGTCATGCGATTTATAATAGCTCACACCCGCGCGCGACAAAGCATTCAGGAGTTCGATGCGCTCCTGGTGGTTCATCACAGGCCCATTTCATCAAAGTAACGGCGGATTCGGGCGACTGACTTCTTGAGATCCGCATGGTCCTGGCTGGACTCATTCTCGCCCATCTCGGCATCGGACGCGGGCTCATGATCAGGATCGCCGAGCGTCTCATTGACTTCGCCAGCCATCTTCTCATCCCAGGCAACATTGGGGTCCACGGCGTCTTGGCCAGCGTAGTCCATGTCCTGCCTGAGATCGGCCTGACCCTGCTGCTTCTTTTTCTTGCGAATCATCGCACTTAAATCGTCAAACATTATTCTTTCCCCCTGCATGACAGCACGATTGCCTCGAGCGAACTCATGATGCCCTTGCGGTCCTTGCGCTCCAGCGCATCCATGAACTCTCCGCCCATGGCGTGCTTCAACTCATCTTCCATTTCGGGCTCGCCATCGGCGACCTCGCCGCCTTCGGCAAAGCCAAGGCCCGACTTAAGATTGGACCAGGCGTCGCTCCCCGATGTTCCGCCGGAAGTCGCGCCCTTCTGCATCGCGGTCGCATTCTTAGGATCAGGCTCTGGGATATCGTCTTGAACTTGGCCGCCCTGAGCATAGAGGTGAGGCTTTTTCATGCCCCGCATTTCGCCGAGAACCTTCTGGTGCCTGATCTTGGCGGCTCCGAGTGAGTCTTCTTTGTCTTCCGGTACCACGTTCGCGCGCCTAACCGCACTGCCGGCAACACTAGTCCCACCACGCGACGGGCTTCCATGCACCCCGCGCTCATTATCTTCCCGCTTGGTCCAGCTATCGACGGCGCCCCCTTCGGCATAAAGCTTGGGCTTTTTCATGAGTTTCATTTCGCCTAAAACCCGACGATGCTCGGGCTTGGCGTCTAAGCCGAGCCTAGAGTCGTGACCAGCAGGAGAGATGCCCTTATCCCCGAACCGCACAGTCTCGTGCACGCCCTTCTGATGCTTCTCGGGATGATCAGCCGGAAATGTCTCGCGGGGCTCAAATTCATCGTCACCCACTCCGCCGCCACTCGCATAGCAATTGCCGCTCGAACAGCCGCCGCACTCGGGGCCAATACACTCACGCATTGAGTCAGGCATCTTTTTATACGCTGGCATTGGACTCCTTTGAGTGAATGAAACGGACTAACGCTTCGATAGCGCTATGGATTTTGGCATGGTCCTTAGACTCAAGCGCGGCCATGAGTTCATCCAGCGCGCCCTCAATGAGATCGTCATCTTCGGAGAATCCATAGCGGGACTCGCCAACAGGTTTGCCGACTCGGGGCCACGTCTTGGGCTTAAGAAAAGGAAGACTCACATCTGTATTCGGGTGTTACAGATAACTGGCAGGGGCTTGGCAAAGCTTAAAGCGCCGTTTAAACTACGGTTACCTGCTGGTAGGTGCCCAGACGTTAAGTGATACGCGCTCGCTGGGTAAATGGGGCGACATAAATCACTATCCAGCCTATCACTATTAATCCCAACTATGCCAGGGATCGCGCCCCTGATTGTCCTTGGCCCAGGTCATCCCTGCGTTCGGACTCTTCTGCGCTTGCTCGCGCTGCATCCGCTCCATAATCGCTTGCTTGTGTAAATCCTCCTGCTCTTTGATGTACTCAGCAGATCCGGGCATGAGCGCCTTCTTGGATTCAGTGAACAGGAAGTGGTAGCCGTTGTACCAGCCATACAAAAGCGCATCGCAAAGGTGGTTAGGAAGCGAAGGATGTTCTTTCTTGGGATAGACGATCTTATCGCCCTCCGTCTTCCAGACCAAAGCCATCATCTCATCGATCACTTCCCTACAAAGGCTTTCGTGAAACTTGACCTTGGCTTGAACCAGGTCGCCGTTTAAAATCTCGATGTGATCAACCTTGCCCGCTTTGTCCGCATACTCGAAATAAATGTCCGAGCGCATCCGCATGGTCTCAACGCCCTGCTTATTCGCCCCGTCGATAATGATCCGGAGGCCCGGATAGCGCACGTCGCTTGCATATCTCTGAATGGTCTTTAAAACCGAAAGAGAGGGATCGTCATGATCGAAGTACATGTGATTTTTTTTGAAGCATTCAAGTACATAAAAGACGGGATCGTGTTCGTGGTAGGCGCCGAGAACGAAAGCATTGTCGTCTTCCCAGCCAGTATCCACCCCCAGAACATAATTCCAGCCCTTCGCTCCGGGAAAAGGGCGCTCTTTGAATAAATTGCGATCTGCATTGAATTTGTAGACGAGCTTATCTTTTTCAATGACCCATTCGTTCAGGTACCACTGCCTGAACTGGGGCGTTTCCATGTAGAGCGGACGATTGGCTTTGATATCGTCGAGCTGCTTCTGCCAATTGATGTGGGGGTTTTGATGGGCCGACCAGCGATGAACACTCCAACCCTGCTCTTTGCCATTCGTAATATCGAAGAACAGCCCTTGAGTGAAGTTGGAGGAGGTTCCATACAGGCAGATTGTGCCATCCTGGTCGGCCATTGCGGGACCTAAGATATCGTAAACGAGATGCCTTAGGTTGATTGTGTAGAGGGATCCCTCATCGATGCAGACAAGTTTGTATTTCTTGCCCAAAAGCTTGTTCATCTCGTCTTCAGAGGCGTCTACCCCTGTAATGCGAATGATCGAGCCATTGGGAAACGTGCAATCCAGCGTTGTTTTGTTGAAATTGATATCAAGGTTATATTTCTTGTCAATGACCTTAAGAATATCCTTGAGAATAATATCTTGAGCGCTCTGGCGGGTCAGGCCCACAAAAAGGCAATTGACCCCGGGGAAGGCTAGGCACGTCTCAACCATGTAAAGAGCGGCGGTGTAAGACTTGGCGGCGCGGCGGGTACAGAACAAGCACTTGAGTCGTGCCGGGTCGTTTATAAACCCGCGCTGCTCTTTGAAGGCGGACTGAAGTAGTGAATCCACTACCATTTGCTCAGCCGAAAACGAGACGGCTTCTTCGAGAAGATCCTTAAATACTTCCTGGCTGATCATCGGCTTTCACTTGCTGCTCGAGGAGTCGGACCATCATCTTTGCGGCCTCAAGCTTCTGAGCCGCGGTCATGTCTTCTGTGGAGCTCACTCTCTGCTGCTCGACCGCTTTCAGCTTCGGATAAGCATAGCTGGCCAATTCCTTAGCCGTGTCGGTGGCAATTTTCATATATTGCGGGACCTTGCTCTCCATCGGGGATATCTTACCGCAATCCTCGCTCTCCATTTCTTCGGCCATACGAACGAGCGCGATCTTATGCAGGTCGATCAACGCCTGGGCCGGGTTGAAGCCCGCATCCTCAAGCGTCTGCATAAACTGAATGGTGCGCTTATTGAGGGATCCAGGGGGTCTTCCCTTTCCCGCAGCTGGGGGTGTGCCCACTATAGTCCCACTATTTTAATCCGGTTCTCGCATACATCACATTGGCAAGGGCGCAGATATCGAGTTCATCTTTGCATCGCCAAAGCACGCCATGGTCTGTGTAAGTAATGGATTGTACGCCATATTTCCTATTGTCGCTGATCTGAAACTCAGAGACGGGTTCATCATTGATGAATCTGGGCATGGGCTGGTGGAAACGTACATAGCGGCAGGGGATACCGTCCTTCTCCCATTGCTCAATCAGGGAGATAGGCTTCGAGACCGCGGGGGGTTTCAGGGGCTGTTTCTTCTTTTCTTCCATATTTCTCCTTCAGGGACTTCCCGATCTTCGTTTGGGGCTCATCAAAGGTTTTAAAGCCTTTAGTCAAAAGCTTGCCAATGCCTTTACCGCGGTAATCAATCTTGACGTAAACGAACTTGAGGTGCGTGCCTAAGAATACCGCCCACCCTAAAAGCATATCAGAGTCATCACCCAGGCAGGCGATCTTGGTCCGGGCGTCATCGCTCCTGAGGATCTTAGCGATCTCATCAGATTGGGTTTTGTAGAATGAATCCGCTTCCTTCGGGTCTCGCTTCTCGGCATACCAAAGCGCGTTGCGCCAGGTGGAATAGAGAAATGCGTGGTCAGACCCGGTGTTGGCTTCTCGAATGATCGCGCGACCAGCCTCACTCATCGCAGGTCCACCCGCCAGCCGGTCAGGCTGCTTCTCATAAGAGCGTCCGCATCGTCCTGCCCAAACGCAATCAGGACAGACCCACACGTGGCGCCAGACTTTGTACTTGGTTCGATCATTCCGGGTTTCAAATGCTTAAGTCTGCCCTCCAAAAACAAACAAGCTTGGGCCTGGGCGATAGCCTTGTGAAACCATTTTGTGTCGGTTCTGGACAAAACCAAGGCGGTTCCAGCCCCATGCTGGGCCATTCGATCGAGCCATACTTTGGTTGCAGGGCCATAAGGCGGATTACACCATACCCTGCCCTCCCATTTGGCGGCTAGGCCGCATTCCGGAAGTACAATCAGCCGACTTGCCGTCGGATTGTCCGGATGGGCGCACGGATCTAGGTCGAACTTGCCCAGGGCTTGATAGATGTGGGGGGGGGTAAGCCAGGTGTCGGACTCGCCGCGATGACTTGTTTCGTAGTTAAACCCGCCGCTCATTCTTCCCTGCTTTCAATTAAGAGGGCCCACTCATTGAGCTTCTTTTGTGCTCTGAACACTGTCACATAACTGATATCCAAAACCTCACCCACCCCCCGGCAAGTCATTCCGTTGATCGTCATCTCCAAAATCAGCTTCACTTGCAGGGGCTTGAGTGAGTGGTTCCCGTGCTTACAGATGCTTTCACAAACCAGTGTAAGTTCAGGATGATAGAGTAGTTCCTCTTGCATCACAAAGGGGCTCTTGGGCCACGCCGGTAGATCAGCCCTTTCGGAGTAGACATAATCGTCATGACTGACTCCGCTCCATTTGATCAAAGGCCGCTCAGGATGGGTTACGTCCTCAATGTCCTCGAACCCTTCCTGCGCCAAGGCCCCATACCACTCCATCTGAAGTTCATGGAAAGCGGCACGCACTGATTCAGGATTGGGCGGCCTGCGGAGTCTCTTCAGGTGATGATTCTCCTTGAATGGGGGCTGGATTGTCTGTCTCGGGATTCGTGAGCTCAGGGTCCGCGGCCTTTTCTGGATTCAAGCGCTTGCGGATCTCTTCGACGGCGTGGAAAGTGACGTGGCAAGAGATCCGGTTGATACAACTCTCGAAGAGTTCGGATTTATAAAGAATCCCTACTTCGTGTTTGTAGGCGTGAATGGCGCTCATCACGATCTGAGCCATGTAATCGCCATTAAAACCCTTGCTGTCTTCGGTGCAGTGAAGCTGAGCCACCTCATTCAGCGGGACCAAAAGTTCATTGGTCAGCGCTTGAAACTGCTGCATCGTCACTGGGAAATAAGTGGCGTCGTTTAAGAATTTGTGTTTTTTCACGCGCTATCCCCCACTGCTGCGAGCGCCGCGGGCGCGACCTGGCCGGGTTGTCCGGCTTTGAGTTGACGGGCTTCTTTGCCCAGACTCCCCATCGTCGCCAAATGCTTTGCGGCCTCCTCGCTCAAGCGGTCGCTTTCTTCTTTTAAGTCCTGCGCTTGCTTCAGTTTGTGGCCGGCAAGCGCCGCGTGATTCGTATACTCCTGATCAACCACTTCAATGGTCCTGGGCTTTTCTTCGGGTATCTTCATTGGTTTCTTCCTTGTTTGTGAATTCAACTTAATTATTCGTTTCGTTTATTCACATTGTAAAGTAAAATTGCAAACAGCAATGGACTCAAATGAGGCTCTACAGTTTGCTCTCAGCGCACTCGGAGCCTGTATTGTGTGTATTGCGTGGTGGATTGGCCAAGAATTACGGGAGCTCAATCGAAAAATGGAGCGAGTCCTCGTCAATCTTGAAAACCATGACAATCGAATTATTAATCTAGAAGAACAAAGTAAAGAAATATAAATCAGGAGAGATGAATTATGTTGGCATGGATTAGTGCAAATTGGGCGAGTCTGGCGGTTGCGGCTTTGGCAATCCTTGAGATCGTTTCGGTGTTTGTTCCGGGCTCGAGCGGAACGCTTGCAGGTCTCATTAAGGTTTTGGCGGGTCTGCCTGGTGTCAAGGATCCTGGCATCGGCAAATGACCCTAGCTCTCTGGCTTGAGATCATCCAGGGGGTCTTGGCGTTTCCGAGCGCGGTGCTTTCCCTCGTTCGAGCGCTGAAAGGGACTCCGGTGTCCCAGCAGCAAGCCATTGTAGCCGCCGTACAGGCCCAGCAGACGCAATTCGAGCAGACGGGGCGCCCAACATGGGACTAAGGCGCGAATTGTGGGCTATGGCCGTAGGAATCGCTCTGGGCGTGTTTGGGTGTGCGTCCCTAACGACCTTCCCCTACCATTGGTATGGCCTTCAGGCCGCCAGCTACAATGGGACCCTGCTCGGGCCCATGCCGGCCGATGACCAGGCTTTGCAGCTTTGCAACCCCCTAGCCCCAAGCCCTGAGCCCAGCGCGAGCCCGCATCCAGGGGCTTGCGTGGTGATGGTCTCATCCGAGTTCTATAAACTGAAGGCGGACTATGAGACCCTGGAAAACAACCTGAACGATTGTGAGTCCGGGCAATGAATGTCCCCCACACTTCCGATCCTACCTGCCCGTCTTGTGAAACCAAACTTTGCCAAGCACATGTCTCGCTCCGAGACTGGTTTCATAAGGTCAAGGCGGCTAACCCCAATGTCCATATTTCGTGGAGCTATAGGGGTCAGGAAGACCAGGAAAAGGCATTTCAGGAAGGTAAAAGTAAGCTTCACTATCCCGATTCTGCCCACAACAAAGTGGGCCAGGATGAACAGCCCTGCGCGCGAGCTCTAGACCTCTTTCAGATCGATGAGGATGGGGTAGCGCGATTCTCGCCCCCGTTTTATGCTAAGCTTGCTGCCCAATGTTTAGACGATCGCGATCCGATCCGGTGGGGCGGGACTTTTAAGTCCTTGGGAGATAAGGATCATTTCGAGTTGGCAAGTAGCTCAGCGGTAGAGCAATTGGCTGTTAACCAATAGGTCCCTGGTTCGATCCCAGGCTTGCCAGCCATTTATTGACTTGCATTTGCAAGTCATAAATGCTAATCTACCGATCCCAGGCTTGCCAGCCATTTATTAACTTGCAAATGCAAGTCACAAGTGCTAATCTACTTGGTATGTATACTTGGAACCAAGAAAAAGCGGATGAGCTCATCCCCGGACATATGCAAAGCGGTTTATACCACTACATCACAAAAGGCATTGCCCCGGGTGGGTTTTTAATGGCTGTTCTCGAAAATAACCTGCGAAATGCCGTTGGACAGGCGGATCAGGTAAATATACGGGCCATCCCCGAATATATCCAGTTTCTCTATAACTACGCCCCATCCGGATGTTGGGGATCTGAAGAAAAAGTTGATAAATGGCTCCTCGCATCCTTTTCGAATAAGGAAATAGAATGACCCGCGCTCTACTAGAACAATACATCCGCAAACACAAACTACGCCTTGAGGACGTGGCCTACAAGGCCCGCATCTCTTTAAGCACGCTGACCCGCTACCTGAACGGTGAAACCAAGCGCCTACACACAAGTACGCGGGATGCTTTTGAGCGACTCATTAAGGGAGAATCCAAATGACCCCGGATGGGCCCGCCGATGAAGGCGATCTTGGACTACTTGTGATTGTGTTCATTCTTTTAATTCTCTGTATTTTTTGGAGATCCTCATGAAAACTTTCAGGACCGCAAAAGGCACCGAACTTCCCCTTCTAAACCTAAAAGGTAAAGACTACCTTCAGGTGATGCACCGGCTTGTATGGTTCCGCGAGGAGCGGCCAACCTGGGCTATTGAAACGGAATTGTTGCGGCTAGATGGAAAGTCATGCGTTGCTCGTGCGGTCATTAAAGATGATCAAGGCAGGATCATCGCCACCGCTCATAAGTCAGAGACCGAATCAGGGTTCCCCGATTTCATCGAAAAGTCCGAGACGGGCGCCACCGGCCGCGCGCTCGCATTGTGCGGCTATGGGACTCAGTTTTGCGCGGAAGAACTTGAGGAGGGTGAAAGGCTTGCTGATTCCCCCGTGGCCCGGATTAATCCAGTAAGGCCCGACCAGCCAGGTCCCGAAGACGGCAATACCGAATCTTTTCACTACAAGATCCCTTTCGGCAAATGGAACAACCGCACCCTTGAAGAGGTTTTCCAAAATCACGGCGACGGCGCAATCCAAAGCTATATCCAATATTTAGAGGATTCAGCACAGAAGAAAGGAAAGCTGATTGATGGTGTGGCCGCAGAGTTTATTGCCAGGGCCTCGGCGTTCATCGCGGCGATGGAACAGAACTGGGCGAAGGAGGCGAGAGAATAAAAAAACCCGATTGACTGTTTAGGCCAACCGGGTTTAATTTCGTTTTGCTACAAACGATGTGAGTTTCTTTTCCCACACTTCTGGGACAAATACACCACAAACTTTGTCGTAAGCGATTAACCTGGAGCTTTCCAACCTTAGGTTATGAATTTGCGGTGCCCGGAAGGGCCTCGAGGCAAGTATGCCGAAGGACCGAGAACTACCATTCTAATGCGATTCCGAAATCAGCACGAGTCGTCCGGATGGATTCATTAGAAAAAGTTTTTCTCGGGGATGTAAGCGAAGTTCAAGTTCAGAGAATACCTATTGCTAGGAACTCGGCCACGGTTGGCAGGGGATCTGGGAGTTCTTTACTGGTTTGTTTCTCCAAAGCACATGGTGGTAACCCACCTAACCCGGTGATTCCGGGTGCCCGTCGAGTGGTACGGGTAGGCTTAGTAAATCTCTGATTCAAGAATGGACAAGTGTTTTAATTCAGAAGCACCGGAGGGGGAAGCCCTAGTGGTGGTCTAAGAAAGGATGACTCTGTCCGAAAATGACTGGGATGGAATTAGTATGGAAGAGTGGGTTGAATCGATGTTGAGGCAGGGTTACACAGCGATTGTTTCGATGATGATAAAAACGCTTCCAGAATCGAAGAAAGAGAGATATCGAGAAATCTACCGAAAGATCAAAGAAGAGAAGGAGAAAAATGGCAACCCCTGAAGGAGTGATCAAGAAGCTCATCATGGATTGGTTGAACGCTCAGCCGGGGTGTTACGCCCGGGTGATCACGGTTGCGGGGTTTCGTGGGCGTAAGAATGTCAGCAAGGGGGTTGTGGATATTCTCGGGTCCTGGCAGGGAAGGGCACTTGCGATCGAGGTGAAGCAGCCCGGAGAAAAACCAACACGAGAGCAGTATGAGTTTTTAATAGGATGGGTTGACCGCGGAAAAGGGATTGGAATTGTGGCGGAAAGTCTTGATGATGTGGAGAGGGTTCTTAGGCCGATTCAAGTGAGGACAGAATGAAATGATCACAGCTTTAATTTGGTTTTGTTCGGTAACGAACGCAGGGACTGGCGAGGTTTTCTCGGCCACAAATGTGGATCAGGTCCGCGCGCGGAGAGGCGCCATGCAGCGCTGCTATTTCTTCTCGGGCGATGGAAGTATCGATTGCATCGCGGATGGGTGCGAGAAGTTGACCGAGAACCCGTCGCCTGATTACGGCGAGCCGTTGTTCAAGCCGCGATGAGCAGTAACAAGAAAGAGGAATAGATAGAATGGCAAAGATCGAGAAGTTAACCCCGAAGCAAGAGAAACAGTTGGCCGTGTATCGTGACCGCTGGATGAAAATCGGACTCGCCACGGGTCCGGCGAATCGCCCAAAAGCCGAGGACGCCATCCGTCGTGCCTACAAGGTGGCCGGCCATGAATCGCCCCAGCAGATCATTTGGACGACGTCCCCGCTAGCCGGAAACATCGTCATGTCAGTGCTTAAAAATGATGATGTGATGAAAGGAGTCTCTGCTGATTTCCAAAAGCACCTCAAAACCAAATCAATAGCCGCGGAGCGGCTCGCGCCAGGGGATTCCGTGAGGGATTCCGTGGGGGATTCCGTGTGGGATTCCGTGAGGGCTTCCGTGAGGGCTTCCGTGTGGGATTCCGTGGGGGATTCCGTGTGGGCTTCCGTGGGGGATTCCGTGGGGGCTTCCGTGGGGGGTTCCGT